TATGAACGATGATGTAGAGAAAACATTAGCAGACCCAAAACACCCTATTTGGAAGGTCATGTTAGGATTAGTTGCAGTTCTAAGTGCTCTATGGATGAACTCTACTGTTTAATATTGATTATAACCTAGATCGGCTTCCATTTGTATCTTTGCTCTTTCAGAATCTTTATGCATTCTATGAGCATCATCTAATTCTTCTCTGATTTCTTCCAATAATCGATTAATATTTTCTTTTGGAGATCCTGCAAACGACAAATTTTTATTTATAATCATTAAAGTATTTCTAATTCCTTCATAATATGCTAAATCATAAAAATAATTACCAATTATTTCTTCATTCCATTCATCACTCATTTAGAATTCCTCTAATGTAGATTGCTCTTCTCCATAAAATGGATGCTTCTTGAATATTCTATTAATTTGTTTCATGATTACTTTTGGATCTTGATAGATGTTGGCATCTATTTCTTCAGCCAGTCTTTTGAAAGCACCACTTCTTGCTCTATATATATCTCTTTGAATTGATAATGCCTTCAAAAGGTTCTCTCTTGCTTCAGATTCTACCATAGCACGACTAATAAACTCTGATGCTGCTCTTTTCTTAGCATGGATCTCATAGACTGTATATGCTTCTGGAGTTAATGTTGCTGATATTGTCCCTCTCATTGCCACACTTCCGCAACAAATTGTAGTATATCATCGGGTAATGCACATCCACAGAATGGACAATGTGTCCATTCCATGCCTATTTGACTTACAATCATTCCACAGCAGGCTTCATCGTCGTGTTTTACGCTCATATCTGTCGGCTATAGTGTATATATATAATATATTCGATTAAGAAATTTGATACAACCATGGCTAACTTCATAAAAGACTCGGCCTCTTGTAGGGACGAGGGTTGCTGAGATGAGACAGATTAGCAACAACGGGTGGCTAGGTAGTCCCTTCTATATATACAGGCTTCGCCTGCAAGGATAGGTCGGTAGTTCGCCGAAATCCGGAAAAAATGTTCATAAACCTTACCACTATCCGGAGTGCATGGCTAAAAGTGATTCATTTTTTATCAGAGGCAAAGTATCGACAGACGGAACAACATACCAACAAAACCCAATAGATCTCGGAAGTTTTGTAAATCTCGGCGTGTCAAAAAGCACAATTTTGAGAATTCATAACATTGCAGTTCAAGTTTTAGGTAAAGCATCTACTATCTCAGCAATATCTTCTTCTACTGGTTTTGCTTTGTTGCATCAATTAACTACACAATCACAAACTGAAATAGTTTATGCTGATGATAAATCCCTTGTAGCGTCAGGATCCCTCAGAGGATACAATGCCCAAATAGCGGAAGATGGATCTGCGGCTGCAGACTTCGCAACTGGATTTGTTACTCAAGACTTCGATGTAGCGCCTCAAGATTGGAGAAACGGATACTTAGTCGGTGTTGACACATTATATCTAGCAACAGACATGAGTTCAACCAACCCAACAGACATGAGTATATGCTATGTAATGGAATGCACACTAGAGCCAGCAACACAAGCAAACAGTGTAGCCCTAGCATTGAGTCAACAGTGATTAATATGGCTAAAGATGGAGATATTGTAGCGAAGGCTCTATGTCAACTCCTAGAGAAGAAGTTTATCGCTGATGGAATAGATCCATCAATAGCCAAGATTATGTCGGGCAGAGTATGTGAAGTAACTGTCAAAGCCTCTGCTCGAGGTGGAAAGAAGGTAGGGAGAAAGTTAGCGTCCCGATCCAGACAGAATTTGAACGCATGGCAAAGGTTCATCAAGAATAATAAAAATAAATTCAAGTACAAATCAGGAAAGAGAAAAGGACAGGTCAATATGAAAGCAGCATCAGCAGCCTTCAAGAAAACGCCAGCAGGTAAAAAGGGGAAGAAGAAATGAAATCAGAAAGGATCTATACACAAAGAGGTCGAGTATTAGCAGGTGATGTGGAAAGAATATCTTTATTTGATGGTAAATATAATACTGCATTTAGAATATTGGACTTTACAGTCTGCCCTCAAGACATTTCTACATCAGAAAATGTATCTATGAAAGTCATGACAGAGATAAAGGATCATTCAGCGGTATGGTTTTGGGCAAGACAATCAGAAATAGCATGGGCACTTTTTGATAGAGCGACTTCTGTTAGTCCGGGTCTCTTTTCTAAATTTGATAAAGATGCATTAATTGTAGAAGATCTCTTCTTAGATGCTACTGCAGATTCTGGAGAATATGTAAATTACATGATTACATTGGAAAAAGTTAGCATGTCTGAATGGTTAGGTGCTCTTGCAATGGTTAGAAATTCAAATCAAGATGTCTGATACTATGAACGATGATGTAGAGAAAACATTAGCAGACCCAAAACACCCTATTTGGAAGGTCATGTTAGGATTAGTTGCAGTTCTAAGTGCTCTATGGATGAACTCTACTGTTTAATATTGATTATA